TCTCGGATTTCAAGTTCAGAGGTTATTTCCCACAAATAGCCGTTTAGGAGTTTTGCCTCGAACTGTTGGGTAAAGCGAGCTTCTTGCTCCAATAAGCCCAAACCACCAAGCAATGTGATGTAAAACCATTCGGCTCCTTCCTTTGCATGGTATTTATACCAAGCCTCGAAAAGAGAAAATTGCTCTCGGTTCATCACCCACCGCACCGAAATTTTAGACGGCGTTTGAGTATAACGCCGCCTTTGTCTTGCTGGACCTGATTCCATGTCGGTTCGCACAATGGCTTCTCCGGGTTTAATTGCATATCCTTCCGTTGTCGGGTAAGGCAGATGTTGTGGAAAATATACTGTCATCGATAACTCCCAAATGCCGGATTAAGGGCATAACGTTGTTCTAAAATCGGCGATAAACCTTCGCCTTTAGATATGTTTTTACCAATTGTGCTTTCTATTTGCTCAACAATCACATCAATAGACACGTTGCCTTGAGCATCTTTATTTGCAGATGCTGAAGCCTTTGTGCCTGATGCGTTATTGTGAACATTAACATTGACATTGACGGGATTTTTTGAGTTTAACTCGGTCCCAAGTGCGTCCATTTGTCCTTTTGTGAAGACGGTTTCTCCACGTTTTGCGATGATCGGGATTTCGTCTCCGACCAAACCGCCGGTATGATAGCGAGGAGCACCTTCAAAAACATCAGGACTAATCTGCCGAGAAGATAAAGTATCCGTACCAATTACACCTCCCGTATGGGCCATAGGCACGCCAAAGTATCCCATTATCCCACTCATGATGGGTTTGATAACGGCATATTGAATGGCCATCCGGACCATACCTTCAACAATAGAATTAACAAAATCCGAAAAACTGGCTTTGCCTGTCATGACGAACTCGGTCAGAGTGTCCTCCATGGCGGTAAAAGAGTTTTTTACAATGTTCTCAGTTGCCTTTGCCATATCGGTCACATCTGCATATGAACTTTGCAAACTGCGAGTGAGACCGTCTTTCCAATTGGTTGAGCTTTTCAAAGCGGCATCACTTGCTTTTTTGACCATATCATCATAAACACGATTAACATCAGCCTTGAAATCTTCATACCCGGCCTTAGTGCTGTCAAGGTTCGCCAAAGCATTATCACGCCATTCGGCCGCTTTTTGCATAGCCTGATCATATGGCTCCTGAAGTTCAAAGACTTTCTTTTTTATGTCCTCTATGTTTTTCTCATAAGCCGAAGTGTCAACGGTCGGCAGTTGCTCGGTCTGTTGTTCCAGTTCTTTTTTAGGTCGAAGCTCCGGGTTGTTGATGTATTCCAGTTCCTTTCGGGCATCCCAAGCATCTTGTCGAGCCGCCTTTAAGAGCAACAACTTTTCTTGAATGGCATCAGCTTGTGGTTTGAAATCAGGATATTCCGCTGCCAGTTCCCAAACCTTTTTCTCATACTCATCAAGGTTATACTTTGATTCAGAGAGGATTTCAGCCAAATCGTTTGCAAAAATCTCGTATTCATCAAGCATAAAGTTCGGAGCATGACGTTTGAAAAATGAGATACCGCCGGTGTTTTTTAGCTCTTTTTCAAGGTCTTTGACGTTCTTTTCTGCGATTTTTAGCTTGTGCGACCATTCGGCAATGGCTTGGTTCTTCGACAGAGTATTCATATAAGTCGAAGTTTCCTTGACGGTTTCTGCCATTTGATCTTTGAGTTTTTGCAATGTGTCGGCATGATCATTGGCGGCACGCTTTGCCACATCGTGACTATCCACGAGCTTATAAAGACCATAAGCCAGTGCTAAAACAAGGCCGGCAGGACCACCAAGAAGAGCCAATGCACCTTTCAAAACATTGGCAGCAACAGTTGTTGCATACATCTGAACGGCGGCCAGTTTTGAAACCTGCCACATCATACGAAGACCGAGCGTTGCTGTAGCTCCAGCTGTCCCGGTTCCAAGAAGAGCGGCATTCAGAGCTAAAACTGAACCTTTAAGAAGTGTCCAAGTTTTGACGATAGCAGCTGCACCCAACCGAACGGTCAAAAGTGTGATAATCGGTTCGATATTATTGGCCAAAGCAAAAAAGGCTTTGCCTGCTACATTTACAGCCGTTGCCAAAGCACCACCGATAGATTTTGCGGTACTGTTTGAACCGGATACAAGCGTGTTAAATTGTTCCAACACACCTTTAATGGCATCATTTAGTCCGCTTTCACCAATGGTTCGGGCAACTTTTGCCATGGCATCTTCAATGTTTGACATCGTTCCGCCCATGGTGTTCATCTGTTCAGCCATAGCTCCACCGAAGTTAATGTTTCCGATAGATCGCAAATATCGTTCGATTTCGGTTGCATTTTTAGCCACTTCTGTTGTAACGCCTTGGAAGATGAACTTAACTGATTCACCTTCAACTTTGGCTTTGATACCAAAGGTTTTCAGTCTTTCAAATTCGCCAACGGTTGCAGAAGTTACGGCAGAAACAAACTCCAAGATGTTCTTACCAAAGGCTGATGCCGTATTACCATAAGAGGTTAAGGCTTCCATTGAGGGTTCCAAGCCCATCGCCTTTAATCGGATAAAGCTATCAACGATTTCATCAAGTTGATACGGGGTTGATGTGGCAAAGTCTTCAATTAAAGAAAATGCTTCCTTTGCCGCTTTTGCCGAACCGGTCACAGTTTTTAATGAACCTGATAATCTTTCAAATTCGGCATTAACTCCGACAATTGACTTAAATGTTGAGGTTAAACCACGTAAACCGAGGTAGGCTCCGGCAAGACCTGCCGCTTGTTTTAGTACGCCATTAAAGGTTTTGGCCGTTTCATTTATGACTTTCAGGTTGTCATTGGCCGGTGTAATGACGTTCGTAATCTGACGAAAAGCCTTTGTGCCGTCCGTCCCAATGGACTTAAACTCCTGACGGACTTTATCACCGCCAACTGCCTCAAGTCTGATGGATAGTTTCTTTGCTGCTCCCATGTATTCCTTCTTTCATGCCATGTATGGCTGTGGGTAAGAGTTCTGTCATTATTGCCATGTCAAATCCAAGGTTTTGAGCAATTTCAAAAGCCGTTTTCAAGTCAGGCTCAGAAAGTTTAAGCAAAACCTCCCAAGCCTGATAACCTTCCACTGTTTTTAAGCTTGTTTCGATGTATCGGCACTTGTGGATTGGGCAGTTTGTTTTTTCGCCACATCCTTGGCAGTAGGTTCGTCCGTCTCCGAAGTGCCATTTTGAGCGGACGTAAAGGCGTTTTTTTCGGCCTCTAAAATCTCCTGAATGCCACAGTATTGTTGACGGAAGTTTTCTGCCACCACCCAAAAGTTTGAAAATAACTCTTCAATTTTTTCAGGTGTAAGCGGTGCTTTTTCATCACTTTCTGCTTCCAAAACACCGTCCCATTCTATGATGCCGGCCAATGCTAAACCGAGAATTAAGTTCTGATCGGCAAAGGCTTCACGTTTTGAAACATCTTCCAAATTGGGAATTGACGGATCGTTGATGCCGTTTTCTTTATTGCTTTTGTAAAGTTTCGCTGTTTCTGCCACTCGGTTATTCATAAAAGCTTTTGCTTCATAAAATACAGCCGAAGTGCAAGGTTTTACTTTAACCTTTACACCGGATCCAAGCTCTAGCCAGTAAGGTTCTTTTTGAATTTTAAGTTTTAACATCAGTAAGCCTCCACATCATTAACGAGTGAAACAGTAATCATTTTGCCAAGTGTCGGTTCCTTGGCTCCTTGGAAGTCATAGGAACACTCAACACCACCCGGACCATTCACCGAGCGTTTTGGTTTGGGCAGATAGACCTCATGACAGGTTATGACCAGTTTTTGAGTGTCTGAAATTTGATAGCCGAGTTCTAAATCAACCGGAGTACCGGCACGAGCCTTATCCATTAAGGCATTGTTACCATACCTGACCGAAATCGAACCGGACAAAGAAGCAACGCCCAAGTCAATGGCTTCTACTTTTCCGTCATTTCGGATTGTTTCAATCTTTTCAAGGTTATTTGAGTAAGTAACGCTTGCCGATGTAATATTGGCCAATGCTTTACCTTCAGACTTGATGAAGCCTTGGAATTGAGAAAAACGGGTGTAAGAAAGCACATCGGGACTTACCGCAATAGTTGTGTTTGAGGCTGTTTCACCTTGGGCCAATAAGGACACCGTTACTTGGGCTTCACCGGATCGGGCGAAGTTAAAGGCGATGCTGTCAGCCTTGACACCCAAGAAACGAATAAACTCCGGTACTTCGGGTAAGCCAACTTCTAACGTATAACTGGGCAGAGAAACCTTGCCACTTTCAAATGTATGCGTAAAAGCACTACCATCTTCGGCTGTTGTTGGTGTCCCAAAGATAGCCTTGAGCCAAATACCGATGTTTCTTAAATCCACCGGTACCGCCAGTTCGCCACCAACGTTGATGACATCTTGAAAAGGTGTTGTCGGGTCTCGACCCAATCCCAACACGTTAGATGAAATCAAACCTTGCTCACTATCTATGGTGCTTGATGCAAACGGCACTTGCGTGTATTTACCGTCCGAAAGTGTGCCGTAGGTACTTTCTTCAGCAATTAATAATTTGGCATTCCAGCCATAAGCTCTAGCCATCTTTGATTTCCTTTCGTTTTCATAGAGTTTGATTTTAAATTTTTATAAAAATCCACGTAATTGAACCGGTATTGCTAATTTCCTCACTAACAACGTTCGTCAATAAGCAATTACCTCGTTCAGTTTCATTTTAATGCGTTTGTTGTTGAATACTGTAAAACCACTGGGATAACAGCCGCCTTAATTAACGGAGCACCTTCTATATACTCCTCAATAATTTCGGGCGGTTTGGGATAAATAAAGTCCGTCAAACCGGTCAGGTTTACATCTGATGAGAGCAACTCACCAATTTTTTCGAGTAGTTCATCCAAGAGTTTATCTCTGTCTTCGGATTTAACCGCTTGGACAATGACCTCGACTTCGGCCTCATGATTAAATAGGCAAATCGGTGGAGACAGAAGTATTTCCGGAACACCTTGTTTGCCGTCTCGCATAATCACAAGCCCTGATGCTGGTATTTTTTGAGGAGCAATTTCGTTCCTTTTAACCACAACATCTAGTGTTTTAAGCCTTGCAAATAAGGCATTTAGTATCATTTCTCGTTTAGTCATCTTCACTCCAATTCTGAACGATGAGTGACGGGACTTTTTCCTGCCACTTTTTGCTTTCTGTTTCAAAGTTGATGATTTTGGGCATCTTGACCTGAGGGACTAGAATAAAGGCGATGATCGTCTTTTTCCTTTGCTCGTGAACCAAGAACGAAGCACCTCGTGACCGATAAACGAACCGAAGTCGGACACCTTTAGACCTTTCATAAAGTGCCGGTGTCATCCGTTTTCCGTAGGCTCTTTTTTTAATTGCCGTTGTTGGGACGGCAAGCCAAAAGCCATTGGGCGAGCGAATGACACTTGCAAATTCAAAGCCTTCCATAATTTTAGGTGCTTTGGTATAAACGACACCTGCGGCAGAGATACTCTTTTTAGATTTAGGATACGTATCACCACGCCAAGTATTAGCCAACCGATTACCCAAACCTGCGGCTTTTATTTGATTTCTCATCGTGGTTTTTAGCCCATCGGTCGCTTGCCTGATACCGTTTGTGACAGCTTCAGCTCCCGACCGATAGTGTTCTTCCATATATTCTTCCAAGTTCCCTTCAAGTGCCGCTTTTAGTCGCATGATACCTCCGCACGCCACACAAGTCGGTGTTGTTCTCGTCTTGGATCTGACATAACACGATATGTCGCACCGCCACATTCAAATGTGTCGCCAACGGCCAAATCAGGTGCATCAGAAACCCTTACTCTGATTAAAGTTGTGGGAGAAATGGTATTCGCAAAACCAACTTCTCCCATTTCATCAGGTGCAAAGACTAAGATCGGAACGGTCCTACCGTTATACTCCGCCGGTTGCCCCAGTCTCAGGAACAGACTGTCCACCGCTTTTGCTATCATCGGGTTTATTGTCATTGTTTGCTCCTTGCTTTTCTTCAGGTTTTACTTGAGGTTTTTGTGGCGGATTTTGTGTTGCCGGAGCCTTTTTAACTCTTTCGGCAAACCCTAAAGATATCAAACGTTTTGCTTCCTCATCAGAAACTTCACACTCTTGCCCAGGAGCGAACTCCTGAGCTTTTCCAACCACAAGCGTAATTAACGCCTTGACTTTTACTGCCATGAAAACCTCCTAGCCAATGGTTGCACACAATACCGCATTCGGACGATATGGTACGACAAGCGGAGCAGACTGTAACAACAACCAACGAACGGAAGGATCTTCTTCCAGCCAGGACTTGGTAAAGTAACGAGTAGCCGTCCAGTTTGCTTTTTCGTCGTGGATTGCACCATAGCAACGTGTTCCGTCTAAACCATCACGAGAACCGAGGATGACAGTTTTTGACGGCAATAAGTTTGTGGTTTGTCCGGCATCATTGATATAGCTGTCGTTATAAACATAGATATCAAAGTCACCGATAGTACCAACATAACGAGCCTTGCTGTCTTTACCACGAGTAATCGGGTCAGCATTTAAGGTGTTGTTGGTGCCTCTGCGGTAATCCAAATACTTTTCAACCGTTGAATTTGAACGGAAGATTTTCCAAGCATCAGGATCCATAACCACTGTTTTTGCAACCACACCGGCCTTGTTTTGAATTTCAGATGCCCAGTCCTCAAGGTTATCAAGCGGTTTAACACCAGATGTGGCCCATGTGTTGGAACCAACCAAGGCCTTAGTCAAACTGGCATCACGCCCAAATGAAACTGTCGTGGACGGATAACCATCGCCCGAAACAATTGTTTGTCCTGTTCTTAAGATTTCAGCGGCCATGACTTCCTCACGACGTGTTAGGTTTTCCAACTGGTCCTGTAAAGTTGTGGCTAGTGCTCGTTCATAACGTTGAGCGTTTGATAAATTGCCACCGATGATTTCTCCGGCAACACGCTTGAACGGAATGTTCGCATCAAAACGGCGTTTGTCTTTGACATAGGCCGGCTTGAAAGATTTGGTTGTGTAACCTTTATTATCGACCACTTTACCAGGAAGTAAGGGGGAGACGAAAGGAGTGATGCGTGGTTTACTGTCCGTCACATCAAAGTAGATTTCCTCTTTTTCTGAGGTTTGGACATTCGGGAAGAATGTATCCAATAAGAAAGATGAAGGGGTTGGTAAGTTTTCAACGACCTTCGATAAGACATGAGTAGAAAAAATATCCATGGT